CTGTCATCTAGCAAGATTGACTACGAGTTAGTCGCAAGAGTGAAGATTAAAGACTTAGTTGATAATTCAGCCGATGAATATTATGTAAAAGCATGTGAGCGGTGGTTTGAAGCAATATCGAATGGCTCACTTGACGAGCATAAAGAGATAAATGCGACAGATGCACTACTCTACTTCATATCGCATGATTCTACTTTACAAGACATTTGGTTCTTACTACTATGCTTACCCGGTGCGGTAGGTGGCTTAGGTGCGGAATTACTTATAAACCAAGTTATATCAGGCCATTCAGACAATGTGTTGCGAGTATTCTATTATTGTCATTTAATAGTAAGATCTCGATTTGATAATACTACACATGGTTTGGCGATACTGTCTTCCTCCCTAAAGTATCACATTGAAGGCGGTAACCTAGACCAGCAAGGACATGTCCTATGGAGTGACAGTTCACTTGATACTATCACGACTAGGTTGATTAATAACAAATGGCTGACTAATAGCAGGGTAAAGTCATCAACAGGCCTCATAAATAACAAACTCCTTAATCAGATGAGGAAGATGAATAAGAACGATCAAATGAAGAACATCATCGTCGAGACAGGCCTTATTCAAGAACTTGCTCTGAAAATTGGCAATATATTTAAAGGACAATTCTCTCACCGTGTAGCGCAGTTTTATTATGAGAATAGCTTCGTGAGTATGGTCAACTTTCTACTAAAGAAGTTAGAAACAAGCACTAGTTTATTGAATAGGATAAGAGACTACGACCAGTTTAAGTCACATCTGAGTACTCAAGCTAGACGGAATATGATAGAGTTGTTAAGTAAAGGAGGGACTAGGTTTGGCAACATCAAACGGAATACTGATATCCTAGAATACTTAGAGACAAGGCGAAAATGCCTTGCACCACATATAAATTTTGTGGACATTGAAGAACCTCTTTATGACCACATCCTAGCTCGTGCAGTCAGTATGAGTCCTATAGTCAGTGTAAGTATCGCCCGGCCAACTGAAGTACGCCATGGTATGTTGGTATTCAAAGAAGGGTTATGGGAAAGTAGTACATTATACAAAGGTGAGATATCAGAGGAGGAAATATTACTCACTGCTCGGGAAGAGATGCTTGCAGCCAAATTAGTATCTGTTACAAAGTGGGCAGTATCAAAGTCATTAGACATAATTAAATCAGATGAAGACATGAGATGTATAGATTTTGTACAGGCCTGTAATATATCCCTATCTACCATATCAGATGCAACATATAGTCAATTGGAGTTAGTAGTGCCTCTCAATCTTGGAGGTGAGATACTTCATAGGATACCTAATCAAAAATTCAAGAATCACGTCTCTACACGCGTATTCCCAAATGATACTATCAAAATATCAGTAATGCTACACCAGAAGAATATCGTTGATCGGAAATTAGAGGACACAAACATTAATTTTGAATATGTACGAATGTTGCTGAATATCCGGGCCACCTTTGATTACCATTACCATTCTATTCAGCCAATATTTGAACAATACGAATTTAAGAAATATAATAATATACGAGTTGTTCAAGAGTTTAGACCCCAGATAATCAAAGACCAAGGACCTCTTATGAACCGCTCAAGTCTTTTCAGAGTAGGTATGACATTAGATCACTGGCAAGTGCATCTGTCAAGCACAGCTTACCTCTATTCGGAAGACATTACTGCCGCACTTGCACACTCAAGTAGTGAGCTGTCAAAAGAATTCTTGAACACAAGAGATAGGAGGAATCAATTAATATGTGTAGATTTCTTTAGAGAATTGGATAAGGAACACTTAGCAATTGACCTCGGGATGTCCTCACAAGTTATATGGTACCCACTAGTTGAGAAATTAAAGTCCATTGATGCGGATTTCCAAGTCATGCCAAAGTCGCTAATCCAAGCATTCATAAACAACAGCATATCAACATATTTGCATAACATTCACTATTCAAAGGACATGAACAGATACAGGTCGAACTTTGAATCTAGATTTGATCTCATCCGTGGTGATAATCTTGAGTTATCATCAGCATACCAGAGCCTAGCCCAATACCTCAGGTCAAACACAGAGTTAGTTGAAGACTACAAATTCCGTTACCTGCAAGATAAGACAGTTGAGAGGATGCTCAGGTCACAGAGGACCATAGCATTAGACTTATTCCTTGATCTGGCATTAGGTTATTGCCTGCACCTTGAGCCCTCATCAAAATACCTGAGACTCGATGTTTATGCAACATATGCATCCTTGGAAGCAGTCATAATTGATGGAGTCATGAATGATAATATTCCTCTAAGGGCTAGGAATATAATCATAGTAATGGGCCCGACAAGATTATCAACCCTACTTGAATCCAATAAGGACCTAATACTTAGAAGATTAATACATGCGCGTGATGAGACTACTGAGAGTATAAGCCTACACATCAGCTCCAACACTAAATTTCCTATACATTACCTTTCAAAAATTGATAAAGAGTACATGCAGTCAATAACAGCAGTTAATTATACATCATATGTAGTCCAGCCCAAAGTCCTCAATGATTGGCAAACCTTCAAGAAAGCATTAGATGTATTGAGGGTTGTCAGCGAAGCCTATGCTGACCCTGCTGTCTTCTCTAGTCCGACAGGTAGTGATAGTTTGGCATGTCAATGGGGACTCTTCAATCACTTATTAGAATTGGGCTTATTAACAACAAGAACCGAGATGTGTTCGTTAGCGTCAGGTCGTGGTGATGGGAAAGTTTGTACAGATAGCCTCAAGATGAATTGTATCCATTATTCTAAGCCTAGTATGTTCAACAAAACAGGTCTGGTCCCTGGTGTGATTGCTGATGAAGAATTTGACTTGACTAATTGGGCATCATTGGATAAGTTTATGGGTTACAGCCATTACCATATTGATATAAGTAATGTCAAGGGGAACCAAGAAAAATTTGAAGATACAATATTAAATCTATTACTTACAGGTGCCACTGTTACACTGAGGGTCAATAGTAAAAGATCCTGGTCCCCTGATACAATCAAATTCTTCTCAGAAAATAATGTTAGTATTAGGGTAATACATGCGATAAGCACACCATATTTACCTTACCAAGTATACTTCTATTTAACATGCAGGGACTTCGAAGAGGTTAATGATAAAGAGTTGTGGAGTGATATATATCAATTTCGTGTTATGACGGGCGTGTGGGCACAAACAATTAATATCAGAAATCTATATAGGACAACACCTATGTCATCCCAAAATAGTGTGTTAGCAATGATAAGTGAGAATCGAGATATAAGCTCGTTAATTCATATGGTCTCAGAATCAGTGGAAGATGATGTAGTCTTGAGATCACTGAAGCACCTGGTGAAGATGGGCGACATGGACCCCTTAGTATGCATCGATGAACTAACATTAAAGTTTATGGAAAAAGTCAGTGAATTAACATTTCCTGATTGTCAGTCATTCACTGGACCAGGGTGTTATGGTGATGTTGATGAGGATCAAGTTGGTCATAAGAGACAAAAGGGTTTCCCTCACTGGAAAGCTGCAATCCAAAGAAGTAAAAAGAATAATGCACGTTACTATGAGTTTAATCGATACAATCTGACAATTGAATACGTAGAAGTGCTTTCCCGAGCACACCCTCTGCCCCAGGAACGCTCATATTGGAAAAACTTAAATACACTACAAAAGTATACGCATAACTTGGTAGGGAAGAGTATCGATGACATAAATAACTTATGGTTAACACTATCTGCTCAAAATAAGACCATAGACAATACTGCTAGTACAATGCTAAGAGAAATCTTAGCAGTATTTGTTGTTGCTGTGACTAAACATAATTATGAATGGGGTATAAACGTCTTACTAGCGGGGAAGAGTGACTCCCGGGAAAGACGATTTAGTTCACGGAAGAAGGTGTCCCTTTACAGGAAGTTGTCACCATTATTAAACAATCTTGATTTGAGAACCCATGTTAACTTAGAAACAATTGAAAACCTAGAGAAAATAGAGAAAGAAGTAATACCATATGTCCTTAAAGGGCACATTGTGTCTGCAGAAAGGGCAT